CGGTAGGCGTCGATCATCATCTGCCGCCACTGCTCAGCACCCGCACCGGGCCGCCAATCAGCATTCGGGCCACTACCACCGGACGAACCGGAACGGCCCGCGACGATAGCCACCATCGCGTCCGCCATCTTCCGGGCAAACGCCTTCGGGATCTGACCGAACTCACCGAACTGCGGGAAATCAGGAACCCGATCCACCGCAGCCATCAACGGTCGCGACAACAAATCCGTGAACGACGACCGGCCACGCGAAACGATCGCACCCAACCCCGACTTCACACGCTCGAGGAATCCCTGGCGTTCTTCCTCCGACATCGGAGTCAGGAAGTCGTTCGCAGCCCAATGCACATGGTCCGCGTGCTGGGCGTTCGTCGCCGGCCCGAAGTCAAACGGGGCACCTTCGTCGAGGTTCTGCCAACCGTTCAACGGCCAGTGAATCAGCTCCGCGGACTGCGGGTAGGTGTTGTAAATCCAGCGGGCGATGTCCTGCATGGGGCCACCGAGGTCGATGGCTTTGCCCTGCATGTGCAGGTCGTAACCTGACCCGACATCCGCGAACCGTTTCGCGCTGGTGAGGATCGCTCCCGGGATGGCGTCGCGGACCAAGTCCCACAGGTGCAGCTGGATCGGGTCGAGCGGATCACTGGTGGAGACGATGCCACCGTCAGCGTATTTCCCGACCGGCCCATCCGGAGATGACTGACGGCCACCGGTCTTGAGGACAGATCGCCGCATCCGATACATGGCCTGGTGGCCGCCTGCGGCAGCTACCTCAGCGGTGGTCCACACATGCTCGCCGGGCATCGCCATAATCGGCACTGAGTCACGACCGCGGACACCGCCCTCGATGGCGCCACCCATCCAACGCGCAGACCGAGCAGGCCCTTCCGGTCCCGCCGAAGGTGGTTGCCCCGTCGGCGCGGGTGTCCCGATCTCAGGCAGTGGGTCCCATTTCGGCAACCCGAGTTTGTCGGCGACCTTGTTCCAAATGTCGCCGAACCCGTTCAGGATGCCGATCACCGCGTTAACAGGGCCGGTGAGGTGGCCAGCGAGGGCACCCCAGTTGCCGCTGATACCAGCGACGATGGCTTTGAAAAATCCGGGGAGTTCATCGAACTTCTCGCGCAGCTTTCCGAGGACGCCGGGACCGATGATCTGCCCGATGACACCGGAAACGGCTCCTTGGAATCCGCCCCAGAATCCGCCGCCTTCGGTGAGTTTGGTCCCCATGTTGGTGACAAACCCGCCGAGCACTCCGCCGAAGGTTGGGACCAGGTTGTTGGAGAACCAATCACCGACGTTGCCCGCTGTTTCCCTGATGCCGGTGAACGCACCACCGATTTTGCTTCCTATGTCAGTGCCGGTGGTTGTGGCCCAGCTGACAAGCCCGACGCCGAAGCGAGACAGGTCTTCTTTCAGGCCCCCAGCAACTTCACCAACCTTGGTCCGGACTTGCCCGAACTTCTCCGGCAGGGAGAAGACCGAATGCTCCAGCGGGCTAAACCCGATAGTGTCTTCTGCGACGGAATCGGCTGCTTTAACGCCAGTGACGATCGGCATCGTGTTCCAGATCGCGCTACCGACCCCGCCGGCCTTCTCCCCTGCCGATTTGTCCTCGTCGCCAAGATCCATCAGCCTGCCGAGTGGCGAGGTTTCGACCTTGTCGATGAGCTTGATAATCCAGCTGATGGCCGTTGAGATGGCGTTTACGGTGTCCTCGACGTCTTCCCAGAAGTCCTTCATCTTCTGCTGGCCTTCGGGCGACTCAAGGAACTTCGTCCAGCGGTCGAAGGTGTTCGCCATCGACTCGACCCAGCCTTCGCCAGTCTCATCGGACCCGCTGAAAATGACCCGGAACAGCCCGACTAGCTTTTTCCCGAGGTTCCAAAGCTGGTTGAAAGTACGAAGAGATTCCCGGAGGAAGTCCTTGAACTTCTGTTGCCCCTCAGGCGATTCAGCCCACTTTCGGAACCGTTCGGTCATCTCAAGGAAGCTGTTCGCCCCGCTCGGCATGAAGCTGGACCCGACCTGAGCGAGTGACAAGAACGCCTGAAATAGGTTGTTCAGTCCGTCAAGGGTTGGGCCGATTGAGAGGCGCACGTTCTCGAAGATGTCCGCCAGCTTGCTTCGAGACGCTTCGGTGCTGAGGTCCGCGAACGCGCGCCGGAGCCCGAGGTTGATTTCGGTAGTGATGCCACCAAGGCCAGTACGCAGGGTAGGCAACCAACTGTTGCCGAGGTTTTGAATAGACTCGCCGAGGCCATCGAAAAACCTGTCTTGGAGATCGCGCTTCAACGCGCCGAACGACTCGCGCATCTCCAAGATGCGGCGCACGAAATCCTGGGCGTTCGGCGACAGTTTCGCCATCGCCTTGTCGAACTCGGAAGCCGCAGAGGAGGTTTCGGTCATCGCTTTCGTGACCTCTTGCTGAGCTTCCACCAACTCGGCTTGCGCCTCAGCTAGCCGCTCATGCGCCTCAACCAACCGATCCTGGGCGTCCTGCTCCCCCTCAGCCGCTGCTGCGACCTGCTCGTGCGCGGCGACAACCTGATCCGATCCCTCGATACCTTTGCGGTTGGCTTCGGCGGCCTGGTCGGCCAGGTCACGGGTCCGTTCGATGGTGTCCTGCTGATCGGCGAGCGCTTGCTTCACATTGTGTTGCGCACGGGCACGATCGATCGCATCCGACTCCGGGTCCATAAACGTCCGCCACAGCTCACGCTGCGCTTCAGCCACAGAAAGAGCTGCGCCCTCCTCATCGAGAGCAGTGCGGCGCAGCGACCGATTGAGGTCTTCGATCCCTTTGCGGGCATCCTCACGAGCCTTGGTCAGGTTCTTCTGCGCATCCAGCGACCGTTTCTGCGCATCCCGTACACCACGCTCCGCGGACACGATGCCCTTCTGCGCGGACGTGACGCCCTTCGTCGCCGATGCCACCTGCTTCTGTGCAGCAGCGACGGCTTTCGACCGGGCTTCCATGTCCTCGCCTGCAGAGTCAGCGGCCTTACCGGCAGCGGAGAACGCGCCACCGACACCCTGAACAGCGATGATGACCGGCGCCAAGACAGCTGCGATGCCAGCGAACGCGGCAGGCAGCAACGCCACCACACCAGCAGCCTGGATAAATTGCCCGATCAACGGAATCAGCGACACCGCAGCCAAAGCGACAAGCCCGATGAGAGCCACGTTCACCACGTTGGAAAACGAGAGCATATTCTTCGCCATGTCGCCGACTGCCGAACCGAGCCCTGACAAGCCCGCACCAATGAGTCGACCGATGCCGCTGCCGCGTTCGCGTGTCCTGTCGAGGTTGCGTCGGGCGTTGTGTTCGTCGTCCATCCCGGACCCGACACGACTGTTCGCGTCGGCGAGTGCCCGTCGGGCGCGGGTCAATGCCTGAGTGGCGGCGATCTTCCTCGACTCGGATGCACCCGAGTTCGCCATTACTTCGCTGTAGCGACGCTCCGCGAGGGTCAAACGATCGGTGGCGTCAACCACCTTCTGCCGGTCCTGCGACAACCTGGACCGGATACGCGCAAGATCGGCCTCAGCCTCCGCAATAGAGGCGCGGTCCAACTCGATTCGTAGCCGGATCGCCCGAACGGGACGAGTGAAGATGTTCCCGCGGAGCCTACGCGCGGCACCAGAAATACCACCCGAACCGCCGAGACCGTTGATGGTGTTGCCGATCGACCCCGCCAACGCCCGCAACGCCATCAACTGGGCGACAGCCGACCCTGTATCGACATCCACGTTGAACGTCAAGGGAACCGCAGTCATCGCGGCCCGCCATGTGTTCAGCTTCGTTGTCGCGGCAGCCAAATCCACATCAACCGGCAAATCGACCTTGCCGACACCCGTCGTGGCACCCGAAACCTTGTTACGGATAGCGGTTTTGAATCCTGCCGCAAGTTTCGGCTCAAACTCGACATGCGGGCGGATCGTCTCAGCGACCGCCCGCGCCTTCGCCGCGAGCTCGTTACGGAACCCCGCAGCGAGCCGCGGTTTGAACACAACCTGACCGGTCACGCCCTCCGCAGCAGTATGCGCCGCCGAACGCAGCGATGACTTGAACCCGTTCGACAGCTTCGGTGACACCGTGATCTGCGGGCGCACCGACGCCGCTGCCTGCTTCGCCGCGGTCGACAACTCCGACCGGAACGTCGACACCAGTTTCGGTTTGAACACCACCTGCCCCGACACACCCTGTGTCGCGGCAACAACCTGGTTTTGCAGAGTCGTTTTGAACCCGGCAACCAGTTTCGGTTCAACCGTGACTTTCAGCGACTCCTTGATCGGAGCCAACTGTGCCCGCAACCGTGCCCGAAAATCGTCGGACAGCTGCGGACGGATCGTGATCCTAGCGGAACCCGCAGAGTAGGCTGGCCATTGTGTCGCCATACGCGGCCTCCACTAGTGTTCAAATGTGTTAACGCCCCAACAGTTTCGAGACAGCGCTATGCAAGTTGAGGGTTTCGATTTCGTCGCGGATGCGTTCTTCCGCGGTCTGTGGGCGCGGCTCCGGCGGCATCGGTGGCGGCAACTTCCCAGAGAACGATGCAGGGATCACCCGCAACAGTTCCTTCGTCAAGTCGATCTGCCGCAACATCAGCAAAACCGGAAGCGAATACCCCAACGGTGTCGGTGGCTGACCGAGGTCGGGGCGCGGCATTTCCGCGCGCGCCCGCCCGATCTCCTCGTCCATCGCCATCGCCGACTGGTAATGCCCGTGCGGTGGTAGACGTTTCAGAAACCGAACCAACTGCCCCCACGGCCGCACACCACGGAAGTAGTCGAGCAGATCAACGTTCAGAACTTGTTGGAGGTCGTATTCGATTTCCTCCCCGTACTCCTCGATCAGGAGTACGAGGGCTAGGCGCCCCCCGACACATCAGTGTCCTCAACACCACCGAGGATGCCGCCGAAATGGTCGTTGATGTCGTCCAACAGGTCCTGCATGACCTCGATCGGTTCGTTCTCGATCTGCGGCCAAATCACCGGATAGGCGTCACCACAGAGCGTTTCGAACAAGGCCATCATGTTGCCGATCTCGAACCGACCTTGGTCGGCGTCGAAAATGGCGGCGATCCTAGTCAGTTTCCCGACAGTGTTGGGTGCTTCGATCACGACCGGCGGTGTCGCGGTTTCGTCGAACACATACGGTTCGACCTTCTTCGCTTTCGCGCGTGCTTCGTCACGCAGTCGCGCGAAACGCGACACCGCAGCCGGTTCGATCTTCTTACGGGGGGTAGCCATCGTTGTTTGTCTCCTGGCAGAAACGGGTTACTTGGATGCGGGCCGCGGTTTCACAACCGGGACCGGTGCCGTCTTGGCGGGTTCGGGGGCAGGTTCGGGTGCGAGGCGGTAGCCACGGCCGATGAGCTGTTCCCGTTCGACCGGATTGCTGGCGGTCCATTCACGCCCGTCCGGGGCGATCATTTTGAAAGTCTGTTTAGCCATCACATGTCTCCTGGTCCTGGACGACAGAAAAGGGGGTGGGGCCTGTCCCGCGCGCGGCCAGGAAACACGCGCGGGACAGGAGCTAGAGGCGCCTAGGGTTAGGCGTAGGTGACCGAGTAGTTCGCCGACGGACCGGTCGCGTTGGTGACCACAACGTTGTGGGCGCCAGCGGACTTCGGTGGAGTGACGATCGACAGGGTCGTGTCGTTGATGACCGTGAACGACGCAGCGTCGCCACCGACAGTGACACCGGTGGTGCCGGTGAAATGCTGGCCGAGCAGCGCCACCGAATCCCCACCCGCGGCGGCGAGGGTGCCGGCCGGGACATGGGAGGTGATGACCGGGACCGCGGCGATAGCGGTGAAGCCCATCGCGCCGAGGCGGGAGGCGATGCCGGGACCGCAGAACACGTGCTTGACCGAGTAGCCGAGGGCCGAGTCGATCTTGGCTTTCAACGTGATGTTGTAGGCCATCGCACCGTCCTGGGACCAGGACTGTTCACCGATTTCGGTGACGGTCGCGCGGGGGAGGACACGCAGAATGTAGATGGTGTCTGCGCCTGCGCCGTCGACCGCGCCGAAGATGAACCGGTTGTACCGGGTCGCGGGGGCGGTCGGGTCGTTGTACTGGAGTTCCTTGGTGGTGGCGTCCGCTTCGATCGCCGACAGGTCGATACCCGAGTACAGTTCGAGGACGCTACGGCGGGTTTCCTGCGCAGTGAACGAGACGCTCATGTCGCGGGAGATGATGTCGGTGCGGGGCGGTTCCAGGGCACCCCAGGACTCGATGTCGCTGGACTGCACCTCAGGACGCCACGACGGGGGAGCGTCCTTGGCGATGTAGCCGAGGGATTCGAAGTCGTTGAGTTCCTGGAACTCCGCGCTGACACCGCTGGTGAAGCTTGCGGGGATGGTGGCGTTGGGGCCGCCGATGAGGACGAAACCCTTGTTGGGGCGCCGCAGCAGGCTCTGCTGCCAGTCGGCGAGGTCGTCAAAGTTTGTTGCTGCCATTGAGGTTTCCTCGATGTCAAGGCACGCCAGAAACCCCCGACCCAGAAGTTGGTGCGGGGGTGGTGCCTGTGTTTGCGTTAGTTAGTCACGGGGCCTGCGGTAGGACAGCCGGTTGGTGGCTGTCACTCCGCGTGCCTGCCGTTGAAACGGTGGAATGTATTGGCCGCCAGTGACTTCTTCGGCCACGTCGATCAGGAACCCGCCTGGCGCGGTGTTGCCTGCGTTGCGTATGCGTTCCTGCCCAGCGGTTTTCAAATCCTTCGATGCTGCGCGGGTTTCGGCGACGTATTCGGTGTCGATGATCGGGTTGTCGATCATGCCGTCTTCGCGGCCACCGACTCGGGTCACGAAAATATGTGGGATAGGGGTTTTGTCGTCGACCCACGTGACCACGGGGGCGAGGTCGTCGAGTAATGCACGCATCACTTCGTCGAACTCGGGATAAGGCGGTAAAGCCACGATGGTCACCCCTCGACTTCGCGGATGAAGTCCCTCATCACGTGTTCGGGCCTATTCCAGCGGGTTCCGTGTTCACGGAACCGCGCATAATAACCGGAGGCGTAGGTGACGCCTTCGATGTCACCGCTATCCCCTGGTCCGGCGTGCGCGGTGACGTTCGTAGCGTTGAACCCGGTCCGCCACCTAGACCGCATCGACCACCGGTCAGCGCCCTGTTCAGCGATCTCCAACGCGAACTCGGCGAGTTCTTCCGAGGACCGCATATAGGTGGTGTCGAGGTTGAAGCTAGCTGCGTCGTAGTCCACTGGTGCCGTCCTTCGCGATCGTGAACCGCACCCCGGTAGACCAGCCCGTGAAAGGGTTAGGTGTTTCGCGTACCTGCCCGTCGATGACGAACACACGGCCGTCGGGGAATCGGATGCGGTCACCGGACTGCACATCGGAGCCGTGGGGGGCGGTGACCCGTGCTGACAACACCAGCTGTTCGCCGTCGGTGTTGTCTTCGGTGTCGGTGCCCCACTTCACGTCACACGGCCCCACACGGTGAGTAGTTTCGCTCTCACTGGGGTCGCCTTCCCAGTTGCGGTCACTGCCGCGCAACACCGTCACCACGATCCCGCCTGGGAATGTTGGGTGCGGATAGTTCATGTGCGTGGCCTCGTCGACGCCAACCCTGCGTTCCGCAGAATGCGTAGCGCCGCACCGGACAGGCGTTGCAGCGATGCCTGAATTTCTGCGCCTGTCACTGTTTCGCCGTAGGTGACGCTGCCACCGTCAGCGGATTGGGCTGCGATCGCGGCGGGGCGGCCTACTGCCCCGGCTGCTGGGTCGATCCCTGCGCGTATCCACATTGCTGTGTGTGCGCAGGTGGCGTCCCGCATGGCCTCGAGGATGTCGAGGTCGACTGGGAGCCCGTTGGGTTCGGTCTCGTACAGGTCGCATTTGGTGGCGTCTCGCACGAGGTCGGATGCGAACCTCAGCAGCAGGCGTGCGTGGTCTTCGTCGGGTTGCTCGGCCAGCCACCCGTCCATCAGGTGGTCGGGTTCTGCGTAGATCGGCATGGGCTATTCGCCTGCCTGCGCTTTCGGTGTACGCCGTGCACGCTTAACAGGAGCAGGTTTAGCAGCCGGTTCCGCATCCGAAGGAGCGGCGGCCGAGTGGCCGTGCTCGTCGTGGCCAGGTGCCGGTTCCGGCTTGGTGTCTGCAACCTTCGCGGGTGCTTCAACCTCAGACCAGTACGCCCACGCCAACAGATCCGGGCGCGGGGTCTCAGATTCCACGATCCAGCTCGGATTGTGCGAATACTGGTAGTAATGCAACTGTTTCATCTCACAATCAGGTGAACCCAGCGGGCGGTGGTGCCGCCCGCTGGGTTTCGATCAGGCTTCCCAGAAGGTGCCGAGAGCGATCACTCGCCGACGAGGTCACCGCGGAGCAGGACACCGCGGTTCGCATCCAGAGTCTTGGTGCCGAACAGGATGTCGAGAGAGATGACGTCCTGCTTCTTGTTGATGTCGTAGTCCTTCACCAGGCGCAGCGACAGCCCCTTGTAGGACTCCACCGCATGCCAGGAACCATCCGACGGAGCCGCCAGCGGAGCCGAAGCCAGAGCCAGCGCGGTCCGATGGAACGCCAAACCAACCTCGGTGGTCGGCTGCCCCGAGGTCGGGGAAGTCGCCGGCTGCACGATGTTCTGAGTCATGAACGCCTCGAAGGTGAACAGGTCGTCACCGATCGAGCCCTTACGCAGAGCCTCAGTCGAACCCGACTTGTCGGCATGCTTCAGCAGTTCAGTGTTCAGCCACTTCGCCTTCGTGGTCGGGCCGACCACCGAAGCGCGCTCCGAATGCGGGACATTGCGGATGTCGAGCTGACGGCCAGCCTCGATCAGAACCTCCGGCTTCGACCACGCGAAATCGGCGCCACTAGCGGTGTTGCCAGCGACCTGGGTGAAGTCGGCCTTCGCGCGGGCGATGACAGCGCGGTCAACCTTCTGCGCGAGAGCTTCCATCGCAGGCTTGAGCAGCTGCTCGGTGAAGTCCTCGAGGTGAAGAGTCAGATCCTCGGAGGTGACCGCGAACGAAACATCCTCGATGGTGTTCAGGACGACCGGCACGGAGGTTTCGGTCGCGTTCTGGATGGTGATGCCAGCCGAACGGTCGAAGGTGTTCGCGGTGAACACGGCAGGCTTGCGAATGTTCACGGTGTCGCCGACCTTGGTGCGAGTGAAGTCGCTCGACACATCGGTGTAGATCAGCGGAACCATGCACAGCTGCTCGTAGAGGTTCGCCAGCGCAGCCCGAGCCAGAATGTCGGGGGTGAGGAGAGTGTTAGCCATTTATTTGGCTCCTAGAGTAGTCAGAGCTTCCGCTTCGCTTTTTCAGCGATTTCGCGGCGGAAGTCTTCAACGGAATTCGGGCCACGCGTTTTGGGTGCCGCGTTGCCGCCAGAAAGGTCACCGCCGCTACGAGGAGCCGCCACCTGGACAGCCTTCTTAAGCTTCGGGTTGGATTCGACCGCGTCGGAAACAATCGCTTCCACCTGGGAAGTGAAATCGTCGGCGTCAGTGTCGAGTTTTTCGATAGCCGCGTTCACGGTGCGGGAATCGAGGAGAGACGCCAAATCGCCATCCACCTTGACGGCGGCAGCAGACAGGGCGTCTTTGCGTGCATAGTTGCGGAGTCGTTCGTTCGCGGAATCGCGTTCGGCCGCAAGCTGAGCTTCCCGTTCCTGCGCATGCTTCAGCAGTTCCGCAGGATCGGGTTCGGTTTCGTCGGGGACGTAGCCGAGGACTTTGCCGAGTTTCGACACCAGTTCTTCGCTGGCCTTCTTCGCAGCCTCCTGAGCTGCTTTCTCGGCCTTCTCGTTGCCCTTCACGCGGTTCGCGGCGGCCTCTTTGCGGAGGCGATCCACTTCCTTGTTCAGTCGGGCGATCTCAGGATCGGCCGTAGGCTTGGTGTCGGTGTCTTCGGCGGGGGTTTCGGTGTCGGTGGCACGATCGTCGCCACCGCTTACCGGAGTGTCGAGGGTTTCGACCGGGGTCTCTACCGTTTCGACAGGCGTGTTTTCAGTTGTGGTTTCCTGGGGGGTGGCTTCGTCGGCCATGAATGTGCCTCCTGGACACGCAGAAACACCCCTGTAGCAGCCTGGCTACACGGGTGTTGAAATGACGAAACCCCCGGAAAGAAACCCGGGGGTCGGAATACCGCCTTTTAGATGGGCGGCAAGATTATGGAAGCGCTTCCGTCAGGAATCGAACCTGAACCGACTGAAACAGTCGTGCAGCCATTACACTACGGAAGAAACCGAATGCTATTCGGGATGCTGGATTATTGTGGTGAACTCGCTATGCAATGCCGAGCGCCGCACACGAAACGGGCCAGGACCAGGATCAGGAGGGGTCTTGCCCTCATCCCGATACGCTTGGAGTTCCTTCTCCGACGGCAAACTAGGCATACCCATGTACTCGTCGTCGAGCTGCCGCGCATAGGTCAGCATCTCAGCGCGGCTCAAGGCGTCGAATTCCTCAACCGACAACATAGCCTCGTAGCCTCCACATGCGTTTCCTGTCGTCGTAGGATACCCCGACGATGCTGATTCGCCGAGCATCGATGACTAACAGTTCCCGCTCGGCAGGGAACTCCGCTAGCTCGCCGATCGCGAGAGCATGCGTGCCTGCGGGGACGATCAGGTCCAGGATGACCGGGTTGCGGCGGGCGAGGTTGCGGGGCGGGTTCGCGGCCATGCTGGTCGACATGAACCCGAGTTCCACGAACTCGGTACCGATCAGCCTTCGGGCGCTGGCCTCACCGGTGATGCCGAGGATGTCGCCGTCGAGTTCGCGTGAAACCCGCACAGTCTCGGGGACTGTCTGTCGATGCAGCGCAGAGCGGATGCGTTCGATCAACGATTCGACCAGCGGTGAAGGAGCCTGTTGCCCCCGCAAGGTCGCGTTGATCAGCTCAGGGCTGAGCGCATACCCCTCAACCGCATCACGTTCGGGTTGCGAAAGCCGCCCCAGATTGTGGACGATGTTCGCGACCGGCACACGATAGAAGTCGTCGCCACCGTCATCACCACCGCCGCCTGTCGGTGGTGAAGGTGGAGTAGGAGGCGGAACACTCGACAAGCGCCTCTGCGGATGGGAACCATCGGGCGGGACACCACCGTTCGACGCGACCTGCGCGACGATCGCGACCCGCTCCACTTGCCGTTCCCGACGCGCATCCGCCGCAGCACGGCGCCGCTGCGCCACAACAGCCGGGGTTGCACGCACAGCCCGCGGAGGTGCCGGATCATCCGGCGACCACACCTTGATCGTGTGCCTGCACCCGTAATGAAACAGGCCCCGCTGCAACGCTTCCGCCAGCGAACACACCACATCCACACGGACCGCAACCCCATCAACAGTGTTGCGGGAGATCGCGCCCACCGTGCGGCCAGTGATAGAAATCAACCGGCCCTCAAACGGGCTACACAGAGCGCAGGACCCAGCGACGTCGGAGACGATGAACAGGTCGAACCCGTCCGCGACCGCCTGCCGACAGTAACCGTCAACCTCAGCCGCCGACACCGCACCACGGATGGTTTGCTCAGCGTAGGTGACCAGTTCACGCCGGCGACCATGCCGATCAACCAACCCAACAAACCCAGCCCGCGCCTGCCGGCTCAAAAACCGGGCGACACGCCGCACCCTGCCTGGTTCATCCAAATCCGGGCCGCGACCGACGTCAGCGATGGTTTCGCGGTACACGCGGTCCGCGTGCTGCGGGATGTGAGTGTGCATCGCCGCGACTGCTGCCGCGACTCGATCAAGGATCAACCGCACAGCGGCAGGTTCGTAAACGTCACGACGGGACCGTGTATCGGCGCGGGCCATGCTTGCGCCGTCCCGCCACGCTCGCTCCACGATGCTCGCAGCCACATCCGGGGACACCCGCGCCGCATCAGCCACAAGGCGTTCGACACCCACCCGGAACTGTGGGCGCCGCATCAACATCCGTGACCGCCACCCACCAGCGTTGCCACGACCGGACAGCAGGAAAGCGGCTAGATGCCGCCACAACGCGGTGTCGAGCCGCCGATACAATCGGGTGAACCGACCATGAACATGGTCACCGTTCGACGGAGTCAGCGGCATCTACGCCCCCGATTTCGTCACCATCCACACGCACATCGCTGTGCGGCTCATCCACGGTCTCATCTTGGTCGGTGAAGTCGCCCGGTTCGGGAGCGAAAACTTCAACCTCATCCTTGATCCGGTTCACTTCATCTTCAACTTCGGTGTTCGACCAGTTCGGATGGAACATACGCACAGACGTTTCAATCGAAATAGCCTGCGCCGCGCGCAGGTTCGAAATCGCGGTCGACAACTGGATCGGGTCCTGGTCCACACGGACCGGGAACACCATCTCCGGGTCTGCTTTCAACCCGTAGTCTTTGCCGCCGTACACGACACGATCCAGTTCGAGCGCGGTACGAGCCAAAGGAGGCAACTCGGCCTGCCAATACAGCATCTTCCGGTTCCGGGTCGTGTTCGACTTGTTCGACTTCGCGGACACCTCGGTCGCGGTCATCGCACCAGTGGAACCGTCCTCGTCGAAGTCGGCCGCCGAATAGCCGGTAGCACGAAGGATTTGCTTCAACAGCTTCTCGCACGTATCCGAATGCTCCTGCACCCGAATCGCGAACTGCTGCGCCTGCACCAAACGGACGCCACCGTCCTCATCAAGGCTCATGTCGTCCGTCGGGACCGCAGTGAAGATCTCCTGATCCCGATTGAACGTCGCCCCCTTACCGGGGCCGTTGTCGTCCAACGCGCGCGCAGACACAAACAACCGCGCTTTCGCGAGATCGATGTCCCGCATCCACGACGACCACACCTCGTCCAACTGGTCAAACAGTTGTTCGACACCCTCGAAATCGGAGCGCCCCAGAGGCGACAGGTTCGGGATGTTGCGCCACCTGCGAGCAGGCCGCACGTTCGGCACATAACAGGCCGTCAAACCATCAACACCGGTAGTGATCGACGAATTCTCGTCCACCAACTCAGCAGCCCACGCAGTCGCTTCCTGATCCGCCAACGGCATAGCGCGACCAATGGTTTTCGAGTCACCGCAATACAGTTTGTGCTCGATCGACCCTGGTTCGTGATGCTCCAGATGCCGCCACACACCCATCTTGTCCACGGCGACGATCGTCCAGAACGTGACCGCAGCGAGCTTCCCGTACCGCCACACCGGGATCGCCGCATCCGGTGCCACAGCCCCGAACATCACCTTGTCGGTAGCGGACTGATCCCACCACAACCGCAGGAACACGCCACCCAACGCAGCCTGGATCTCTGCCGCTTCCAACAGGGTCGCGACCGTGTCGGCGCCATCCAAGAGCTGGTTCAAACGTGCCTGCGCGGCATCAAGATTAGTGGCGTCACCGTCCGTCAGAAGCCACGATGGGGGCTGCCCGAACAGCAGGTCAGCGGACGTGGTTGCGACATCAGCAGGGACAGGAACATGGAGGCGTTTCGAATCTTGAAGAATCGGGCGTCCGTACCAGAATCTTGCAATTCTCCCCCGCAGTCCTCCGCTGAACTGACTCGGCCGCGGGTGCGGGAGATAACTCTGGTCGCTGTATATCGCTTGCAACTCCTCCACGTCTCCGCTCCACCAGGAGTCGAAGATGTGGTAGGCGGCTTGCGCGGTGTCCCACGGTTTCGGGGGGAACTCGCCACGGTAATCGGGCAGCGACATGCCACCTCCAATAGGAAAGGGATGCGCTCGAAAACCGTTGGCGCTATGAAAGAATCAACAAAATCTAGAGGAACGCGAGATCGGACCAGCCCAGCGGGGAATGGTCACCCACGAGGTAGGCGAGAATGCCAGACCGTGCGTATTGACCGGTGGTGTCGCGCAGCCACTTCGATCCCCCGTCAAGGCTGGGGGCCTGGAATACCGTGCAGGAACCCATGTCCCAGCACGCGAAATGATGCCGGTGGGCGGTCTGCCAGATACGGGCGGCATGCGCGTTCAGATCGCCGCGGACCTGCCCGTTGAGCCACTTCTCGAATCCCGTCGCGCCGTTGCCGGGCACTTTGTGACCGTGGTTGAACGCCAGCGGCACCCCAGCGACAGTGGTATATACGTTCATCTCGTCGTGCGGAATGGTCCACTCGACGTGGTCGAACTCAGGGCGTGCGGCGAGGATTCGACGCAACGTTTCGGCGAGGAACCCGCCCGCATTGTCGCTGTCCGAGGTCTTGTTGTCGCGGCCGTTCTGCCGCCCCAACTGGCCGTGGTTACACAACACGGACACGAACTGGGCCTTCTCGAACTGCGGGAACAGTGCTTTCGCATACAGTTCCCACATGTCGAGCACGAAGTTCATTTGCCCACGAGTATTCAACTCGACCGTAAACAGTTGCGACGCGTAGCTGCCGTCGCAACCTTCCATCGGGTCACCGTTATTGACAAGCACCAGTTCAGTGATGTCGTAGTGGGCGCTCTGCTGCTCCAACCACGCGTGCAGGTTCGCGAGCCCATCCAACAACCTCTGTTGGGTCGCTGCTACACCGCCGCCCTCCGACTTGCCGCCCTGAATGTCCGCGAGATTGACCACCGCAGCCACCGAAGGACGCCCACCGGAAACCGGGCGACGCGCGGGAAGGACCCAGTTACGGACCTGCTCTCGCCGCGCTTCAACCTCCGCCTCAGGCAGGCGTTCTTTCGGCTTCCGTTTGAACCGTGCACTGTACGAATACAGTTGGATCACGTCACGGGTACCGTCGTCAGTCCGCTTAGATTGCTGCCACGTGGACATTTTCACGGTATCGTCGACGACTTCGAAGTCTGCGGCCGACAGGTTGAACAGCGCGAAAACTGTTGACCAGTCCTCGTTGATCGGCGAGTTCACAACCACGTTGTTAACCGCCGCACCGTCCGGGGTGACGTCAATCGACCCCTTGTTCACCGGGTCATCAGTGGGTGGCTGGTTGTTGATCGCGTCCGCGAGGCTCACGCAGCTACTCCGATCTCACTATTGATGTAGCAAGAGCAGCGTTGACGACAGTGGGACCGGAAACGGGTTTCGGCAGCAGTGCAACCGTTCTGTACCGCTATCTGATGCAAAGTGGTGATCGGCCGATTATCGGCAACATATGCTGCGAACGCAGCCCGATCCCGGTCACTGATTGATTCCAACCACACCCCAGTCTTGCAAAGCTTCGGCGGGGTGGGGGCGGTTGTCGCCTCATGAACGTCATCCGCGAAAGACAATCCAGCCTCCTCGATTGGTTTCCCCATGATCATATTCGGGGGCACCAAACAGACTTGTTATGCCGCGAAAGGCGTCTTCTCGAACTCGTCAACGGGATCTTCATCGTCGGTTCTGATGGGTAGTTCGTTCAGTTTGATCCACCGCCGCCACTTACGTTCACAGGTGACCAGCAGGTAACGGAGCGCGTCGCAGTTGTGAACGAGCACCCCGCCTGCGAAGTACTCAGGCTGCTCGGCGACCGTCAGGTTGAACACCGGCTGCGGGGCCAAGGAATCGGAGACGCTGACCACACTTACGGGTGCAGCATTTCGTTCGGCTGTACTTGTTGATCCGGAATGTTTCTCCGCAAACCGCGCAGACGCGGTCGATGTCGTCGAATCCAGCTTGACGCCGCCATGCCGACTTGCAGTTGTTAGAACAGAATCGTCCGGGAACCAACGACTCGAATTCGTGTCCGCACTGATCACAGGTGGCAGTCTGCGGCCTTCGGCCTTCCCATGTGCGTCGGCCGTGCTCGCTATGCCAAGCACGGCCTGCATCGCTGCGGTGCCATGCACTTGCGAGCGGTCGGATACGTTCGATGTGCTCTCGCTGCCAGGCCATCCGCTCTGGATCGTTGCGGAAGTCGTCGGCGTGGTGCTTCCGGTGATCTTCGACAGTGATGCAGGCGAGGTTGGTTGGGTCGTTGTTCGAAACATCGTGGTCGATGTGGTGGATGTGATGGCCCGCAGGGACCTCGGCAACGCCATTGGCGTCCATCCAGATTTCTTCGTGGAGGCGCTTGACACCACGCTGTTTGTCGGCGATCCCAGGCGTGAAGTATCGACGGTCCGAGTCGTGTTCGGAATTCGGGTAACGTCGGAACTTGACGCCTTTGAAGATGACCGTTTCAACACGCTTGTGCACGAAACAAGTATATCCCCATAGCGCAAACCATCTATTGGCGTGAACCCTCGATCAGCGACATATACCGGATGATTCCCGGTCCCGATAAGCATAGTTCCGTCCGACAGTTCTACCTGACGGACGGGCAGAACACCCGTTTGGCAGCTGGCGACTACGGGCCGTAACCCGAGCCGTGTATAGACCATTTCACCAGGACGGATCCGCTCGATCGGTCGAGGCCCGTCGCTAGTTTCAACGAGTGTTCCCGCGACGAAACAGCCGTGGTCATTTACTTTGACGGGCTCGTCTTTGCCCTTCTCAGTTGCTTTCGTATCCCACACATAGGAGGGGATTTCTTTCAGCAACTCAGGGCAACGGTCCGAGATTTTCAACCGGTTCGACGCCATCAACGCTGTCATTGTGCGAATCCCGTACAGCACGTCTTTCCGGGCGGGGTTGGTTCCGAGCCCGTCCTGTTTGAGCTGCACCCGGAAGTCGGCGGCGGACTGGTCGACGATCACGTATCCGCGGAACCCGTCAGGGTTGTCGGGGTTTTCGCGCGGGTGGTGGGCTTCCTGTAGCCAGTCCCGCAAACCCTTCGACAGTTGCACGTTCGACCAGCGGGCTTCCTTGTCGGATGCTTTGTACCGCCATTCGTCCATGCAGTAGAGGACGTCGTCAACACCGTGCCCGACCATGACAGCATGGGTGGGGTTGGTGGTGCCGTGGTCGACACCGACACCGAGAATCCACCGCATTTCGGGTAGGTCTTCCCACTTCACGACATGCTTGTCGGGGTCGTACATGTCGAAGATGGCGCCGTCGGCGGCGACCCATTTGCCGAGGATGTTCCGCAGATAGAACAGGCCCGAATAGGATGCCTTCAATGTTTCCACGTATTCGGGGTCGAGGCTGGGGTTGTCGTCGAGTGTGAACAGCCAGGTCGACAACCGCATCTCGGGTTCGTCGGCGCGGTCCATCCACTTGGTTTTCAGATAGTGGGCGGGATTGTCAGGGTTGGTGGTGGCGAGGCATTTCGCGCCCGCAACCGACAGGCGGCCATGGATCTGAGTCCAAAAGTTCTCCGGCAACAGCGTCGCTTCATCAACCATGATCAGGCACGCCGTCATACCGCGTAGCTTTTCTTCTGCCCGCGCATCACTCGCACCGATCAGGTGCACGTTGTGCCCAAGGATCACAGCGAGGCTCGAACCGCGGGTGTGATGCACCTGTTTGGCGAGTTCACCGAACACCGCAGGGTCCTGCATGGGTTCGATCACGTTGCGTTCGATGGTTTGCAGTGTGCGTCCGACGATTGCGACGATCCCAGATTCGGGCCGGTTGTTGAGCGCATCGAGGAACATCAGGATGCTGGCGATCGTTTTCCCGGACCGGATCGCACCGGACAGGATTGTTGTCCGGTTGCGGCGAGCGGAGGCGATGGCGAGGATTTGTTTACGCGACAACGGGAGGTTGTCGACGTTCACTCCTCAACCTCATCAGCGTCTTCGTCGTCGTCAGGCATAGCTGCGATAGTGTCGATCGCATCGAAAAGGCGACCAAGCATCGACGTCGTCTCACCGGAGACAGTGCCTTTAGCGTCGGCGATCGCCTTCAGTTCCGCAGTCTTGTAGACACCGAGCATGCGGGCGCGTTGGTCGATGACCGCGAGAACCCGATCAACCTTCTGTTCGGACCATTTTCGACCGCTAGTCGCTTCTTTCCACAACGCCGCTTGGAGTGCATCGAGACGTTGCAGTTCGAGTTCCAGATACTCTTCAGCGTTCTCACGAGTGATGTCAGCGATCGCTTGTTGGATGTATCGGGATACGTTCTGCTTCGACCAACCGGTCTCTTGAACGATCTGCGACTGCGTTTTACCAGCCAACCGCAACTCTAAACATTTGTTACGTTTGTACTGAAGTTCCGCTTTCGCGGTGTCTGGGCGATTGTCTCGACGTGCCATATTGCTTTGACCTCCAGGAACCGTGGCGGCTCCTGGCCGGCCAACGATCAGGCGGGGATGGGGGCGGCTGCCACCTGGGCTAGCCGTGAGAGCCGCACGATGCGCGGCGGGATACCCGGTTCTGTGACGGTTGTGATGAGCGCGGACCCGTGTCGGGTCGCGTTGATCTTGTAGAGGCCGGGGCCGTCGAGCCAGTAGACGATGTCACCCTGTTGGAACATTCGTGTCTCCGAGTTCGCAGGTACTACATTCGAATGTAGTTTCTGTTTCCACTGTATCCGACAGCCGCGGATGGACCGAACACGTCTTCGGTTAGCGGAGGTTCCCGATGTAGGCGAGGGGATCAACCTTCTCCGGTAGCACGTTCAGTAGGTGCGCGGCGATCAGGATCACGCCCGCACGCACAAGCCAAGGCGCGCGTTCCAGGCCGCGGTCGACACCGTGACTGAGCAACTGTCCCGGTGGGGCGACCGCTTCGCAGGCAACAACGACAGCTCCGACGACACACCACAGGTGTCCGGCTGTGATGCGGGACCTGTAGGCGCCCATCAGGGTTCCTCGGGTTCGTCCTCACCTACCAGCATGATCTGCTGGACGGGCTGCAACGCGTTGAACATGGCGGCAACAACATCGATGGTGGAGACTTGTTCGGATTCGACTTCGAGTTCGAACAGCCACAGTTTCAGTCGGAAACGCATCATGCCTCCTGGCCAGGGTTGGTCTCGGCATATTCGCGGCCGTCGAGACTGTGATGTATGTGAATCCAGCCGTCGCTGCCGTCAGCGCGTTGACAGGGTTCGATGGTGGGGCCGCACACGCACCCGCCTTGGCCGATGTCGTGAATGATGTGGTCTGCGACGGGGATGACGTGGGCGGTGTTACTGGTCGGCAGCCGTAGGGCCGCCCAGAGGTTGCTGTTGGGCATGCGCCAGCTCCTCGAGCATGTGGGGTCGATACCCCGACCAATGCTGTTCGCCAGCCACAACGACGGGGGTTTGCTGATAGCCGAGACCACGGATGGTTGCGAGAGCGGTTTCGTCGTCGGCAACGTCGACTGCCCGGTAGTTGACACCGAGTTGGTCGAGTTTCCGTTTGGTGGCCTTGCAGGGCTGGCAGTTGGGTTGGCTGTATACAGTTATCGCGGTCAAGGCTGCTGCGAGTCCTTCGTTTACATCGTCGGATTGTGCCTAGAGCTAGGGGAACCTGATCCCCAGGTCAGGCAGCGGCGGCACCTCGATCACGGGAAGCTGCACGGGCGGGATAATCTGCTCGATCGGAGGCGGTGTATAGCTCAGAACCTCGGGCGGCAGAACCTGCGTGACGATCGGCTTCACGGGCTCAGGAATGTAGGTCTCAACGGGAACCGGCCTGTAGGGCTGCGGAGTGAACGCCTCGACGATCGGCTGGACATCCTCGAAGCTCGGAATCGGGCCGGGGTGCCATTCGGGAATGCCGGGAAGTTCAGGTGCCGCAGGGATGCCGGTGGGCGTCGACTCGGGCAGCCACGGAATAGGCGCGGGTGCGTCGATGTAATGCTCTTGACCGGGGGCGAGGTGTGCGCCTTCGTTCGGGGCGTAACCATGCCATCCCTGCGCATAGCCTGCCCAGCCCTGAATGAACTTCGCAGGGTCGGACCAGGGCGCCGGGGAATCGCAGATGGCGTCGAAGTCGTGGCAGACGACAACGGTGTTCGGGGCCGGTTCGGCGACGCCGGGATTGCTGGTGCCGGGGTAGACGCCGGGGATCGCCTGGTAAATGCCGCGAGAGGTGCGCGGCCCACCGTAGAGAACGACGCGATCGGCAGGAGCGCCCTGCGCGACTTCGGCACCGAGGGAATGGCCGATGACTGTGACGTTGCCGTTGGGGCATTCCGCACGATAGGCGGCGATGGAGTCGTTCAGTTTCGCTTTGCCGTCAGCTACCGATTCATCCTTGGTGTATGCGCCGGTGGGCCACACAGAGGACTTGTAGTCGATGCTCTGGGTGCGCTTACCTTGGGCTGCAGCATCGGCAACATGGGCGTCCATCATTGTCGCGTAGCCGAGCTTGTGAGCTTGGCGTTCGCCATTTCCGCCGACCCCGATGACCAGATCACGACAATCCGGGGCGGCCGACGCGGTCCCCGTGAGGATGGGGAGGGTGATGGTGAGTGTTGCGGCGCTGATGCTGGCCGCGAGGATGCGGCGGCTGCGTCGGGTCATTGGTGCCTCCTGGCGGCACTAAAGAGGTGGTACCCGAACCGGCTCGGTTCTGATTGTAGTGTATGTCTCTATTGTGTTGTATGCCTAGCGGCGGGGGTTTGCGGCCCGCCAGCTCCCGAGGTAGCGGTAACGGCTGGCGGGCCGGGTTGCGGCGCACACCGGGGCTGCTCGCAACCTCCGCCACTTGATGCCCTACAGCCTGCGCGGCGTGAGATCGGCGCTGGCGACCCCTAGGAGGGAATGGGGTACGAGGGTGTGGCGGCAGTTTGTCGGTGGGGGTTTAGGGTTTCCCTGGGTAGGCACCGACTACCCTTGTTGCGTTACCCCACGATGGTGGGGTCGCACCACGTCACGACGCGGTTAAGTCAAAGATTTAGTGGCTGCGGTCGTCGCGGCCCGTGTGGCGTTTATCGCCCGGCCAGTAACCCTTATGCGCATGAAAGATCTCAGCAGCCAAACCCGAAGCCTTCCGTAAAGGCATGTACTTCAACAGTTCCCGCCGCAACGACCGATAAGGAGTGGGGCTGACAGCCCAACGCTTCAACCCCTCCCCCAACCAGTACTCCCACAAGTCCTTCGGCATACGCGACTCAGCCACGACAGCCTCTCAAAGAATCAGCCGGGCAAGGTCTGCCAGGCGTAGCCGTCCGCGGTCTTGGTCAACACCTGGCCGGTCGTGCCGCCGGCGGGGACGAGGAGCAGTTCGCTGCCCAGTGCTTCGGCGAGGTCTTCGGCGGTGACGACTCCGGACAGTCCGGCGAGGTTGAATACGTAGCCCTGCGGGGGAACATTAGCCATGGGGTTCTTCTCTCTAACGGGGGGTTATTCGTAGTCGTTGCCCCACCAGTCGTTGGCATCCCAGAGGAATGTTTCGACGCTGGGGCACGTGCACGGGCAGCCGTAGGAGTCGAGTCCTCGGCATTGCCATCGTTGGTCGTCATGTTGGGCGACGGGGTGGTTGCAGTCGCATGCTTGGTCCCGCACGGCTATTCCCCTACCGCGTACACCCCGTGCGTGGGGGTTTCGGTGTCGGTTTCCCCTGGCTGCCATCGCCAGCATCCGCATTCGGGGCCGCCCTTGGGGCAGGCGCGGGCTTCGATTTCGGGGCGGGTTTCGTATTCGTCACGCCATCGCCGGGTGACTTGCTTGTCGTGTCTGCGGCTACCACGAATACAGCAGCCATAGGAGCAGGACCAGCGCATCATTCCCGGCATCAGTCACACTCCCCCGCTAAGGTTTCGGGCTGTCAGGAGTATCACGAAACCGTGACACTTGAGCCAGATGCATGAGAAGAACCGGTTGGCCCACCCTGGTGCGGGAGTAGCCAACCAGCCATGCTTCGGTCGCGGTATGCGGCCGTAAACCGCGATACGGCCGTAGAATTGCGGAATGATCTCCGGGATCGAGAGTGCGCGACACAAACTGGGCCGAGCCACCTACCACATCAAAATGCTGGAAGGTGAGTTGACGTCGTACGTCAACTCGTCCCCGTACGAGTGGGAGCCTGCCTGGGCCTTCGACGAAACCTCGCAGGTTCACACCTGCGACCTCCTAGTCGCTAAGGCGACTGAGATCCCCGATGCGCTCGCACTGATCGCTGGAGATGCACTGACAAATCTCCGTGCCGCGCTGGATCATGCGCTTTTCGACCACTCGGTTCACGTCTGGACTGAAACTCACGACGGTCCACCGACTCTCGAGGAGCGGCGACGCTTCGGTTTTCCGACGGCGGGCAACCATCCGGGCCAACTAACCGACGCGGTTCGAAATCGGCTGCGCCCGGACGTCTTCGAGGTAGTTGAAAGTGTCCAACCGTACAACGGAGGAGATGCTGTTCGTCTGCTCTGGCTTCGCGATCTGGTAAACCAGGACAAGCATCATCAATTGCTGGTCACGGGAAATGTCGAGTTCTCAGTGTCCATTAACGACCACCCCTCCATCGAGTATGTCGACAGCCAGTCTTTCCCCGGTACCGTACTGGAGGAAGGCGCTAGGTTCGCGCAGGTGCGTTTTACTGCCGCTGATGGTGTTGACCCGAGACATGTTGTCAGTATGGCGATAGGATTCCCAATCTCGCTTGCCGTGCCACCGGACGATGAGTTGGAACCGATTGACGTCTGCTTAACCAAGATCGCCGATTATGTCGCTATCATCCTATCCCGGCTTGAGGCTCTGCCCATCTGATCGTGGCCGTTGAAAACCGAGGTCTACAACTCGGGGTTCCGCGGTCTCGGACAGAGCGGATCGCGGGGGACTTAAACCCGCCGCCAGAGACACCGGGTGATATAGACGCGGTGATCGGATTCGAACCGATGACCTGCGGGTTATGAGCCCGCCGCGCTAACCGAACTGCGCCACACCGCAAAGGGGGTTTTTGTTCGGGAGTTCCCTCAAAGCCCAGCCGCAGTAGCGGATGGAACAATGCGGGCGTTCTACCAGATTCGCCGGAACCCTAACCGGTCCACTGTCGCGTCCGCTGGGGGCGGCCACAATGGTCTGCTCGTACTATCCCCAGTATCAAAGCAGCGCTGTGGACGGGAGAGAATCGAACTCTCAAGCTAAGCCGGTGATCAGCCGGGCACTGCACCATGCAGTCTCGTCCAACGCGCCTCGCAGGCCCCGCCATACGGCGGGTGATCCTGCGAGACACTTCCAACCCCTCCGCGAAGGGGCTGGCTACGTTTAAGCGGTGGGGAGTTTCCTAGGCTCCGACCGGGGCTTGAACCGTAAGGCTATGTAATACCCGGAGCTGCGGCCGTCCCGCTAAGGACCGGTTTCCACCCGCTGAGGTTTCCTCTCAGGCACTTGCCCGTTGAGGTCCCGGCAGCCGCACACATTGTGGCCCGATTCGCGCGTAGCCACACACTCTGTCACCACCAGCGCCAGCCGCTAAACCGACGCTTTGCTCTCCGGGCGGGATTCGAACCCGCATCTATCCCCGTCGGGACGCCTTCTGCCATTTGAGCTACCGGAGAAACCATGTATTGTTTACGCACCCCATTTAGGGCCGAATCGGCGAACTGACACCTGCCGTGTCTTCAACCTTTACAGCTAGACCCTGCGTTCCTAGGAGCAGCGTCCGCAACACCCGCCCCGGTGTTGAACCGGTTTTGGGCACACCTGTCACATGTGGTCGAATATAGCAGCCTAATTGATCCACAAAAGGGAAACTTGATAACGATTAGATAACAATCGGTGTCGGGTTTAAAGACTACGCGAATCCGAACCATTCACGGAATTACGACGCCGCGACGCAACCTCACCCGCCAACGCCGCATACCCCGCCATATCCACAACCGAATCCCGCTTATGCCCCGCAGCCTCACGCGCAACCTTCATCAACACCATCATCAACGCCACATCCCGCGGCCCCAACAAATCAGTCGCACCCACAGCGTCATACAAGTAGTTGTTCCAATAGTTCGCAATCCGCAACAAATTGTCGTAAGGGTCACCGTATTCAGTTTCCCGATCGCCAACGATCAAAGCTTCCGCATCCCGCAACACCTGTGCACGCACAGGAACCGAGGCGTCAGGCGCTTTCACATCATCCTCTGCTGCCCAGGGCGGCGGGTCCGATGGTTCGTAACCGCTATTCGGATCAGGCAACGGTGTATACGGTTCCCTGAGTTCGAGCGTGTAGCCCATCCAGTCGCAGAACTCCGCCAGCGTGCAGTATCCATCAAGGCTGTCTCTGACGGTGAGAACATCCCTCACAGTCAGCTGCCTGTCATCGCGTGAGGCACGCGGGTCAGTATCCTCAAACACTGTCGCTTTCCCGTACCGATACTTGAAGTGCAGATACCCGCCATCCTCATCCCGCACATCCCAAGCCGACGGTGCCGCATAGCAGACGTGAACAGCACTCACAATTCGGCCCCCGAGACTTACCACCGTTTGCCCCATCCTTCCCCGAGGTGCTCCGTGATGAGAGCGTCGACATCGTCGGCGGGCATGAACCCCGCTGTCGGGTCCTCCCCTTCCGCGACGACCGTCCCCCAGTCCGCCCATTCCGTGAACTCCGTCGGATCGGACACCGCACCAACCCGCAACTGCCAGACACCATGGCGTGCACGGAAATAGAACGGTCGACCATCCGTGCCGCGACCATCCAACTGGGTCGGGCATGCACCGTACGACCGCACGTACCTCACATACTTGCGGGCCAAACCCTTCGGCGAGATCCAAAACGTGCGGCCAGTCTCAAGGTTCCGGGCGAGCAAATACCGACTACTGCTGCCGCCACGATCCGCATCGCCTTCGATCTTGATCGCCAGCCCGTCGGTCTTCCGCTGCCACCGCGTGCCCTCGTAGTTCTCCATCACGCCACACCGTCGTCTTCTTTGTAGGTGCGGCTGCCGTAGTAGGAGCGTTCAGACGGTGCCAGTTCCTCCAGCGCCCAGTTGAATACATCGCAGATCAGTCCCATAATCTCCGCGTCGTCTTCATCGTAGAAGACTCCAAGTTCACCGGTTCCGCCGTGATCCCACATGATCGCCATGATGGGTTGTGCTCCACTGCCTGGCTTGGACCCTGCGGGCCACCAAACGCCTAGCCGCCCGCCGTCATTGCCTTTTGCCCACTGCAACGCACGCTGCGCCAGTTCGGTCCGCTCATCGGTCATGCTGCCCACCCGTAGTCGTCGAGAACGGCCGCGATGTCAGGTGCGGTCCAGCCTTCGGGTTTCAAAACTTTCCCGGTGTGCGGGTCACGAACCACTTTCCCGTCCACAACCTTCGCCATGTTGCTGCGCTGCACCTCATCCCACACTTCACGCAACGGGATACCCATCCCCCGCGCGACCGTCGAATACGAGTACATCAACGAATGCAGAGTGGTGTCGGTGGCGTTCAGGTTGCGAGTCAGGACCGCTTCCCGCAATCGTTCATGCAGCACACTGATTTGGTTGAGAAGTTCAGGCAGAATCCCGTACGCATCCCACGATGGCGGCCCGAAACTTTGCGGTGTCGGCGGCGGGAGGAGGTCGGGAGTGAAGATGCGGGCGACTCCGAGCCGCAACGCGAACCCCGCCAAAACGTAGAGGGAATCCGCTACCGCGTCAGCGGTTTCGACCATGTCACGATCCTGAATCGCGGCGAGGAGTTCGTTGGCTTCTTCGTCGACGAGCCGTAACGCCAACTCGATATCCTCGTCGGGTACCCAACCGGGGGTGACGCGCATGCGGACGTCGCAGGCTCGGTTGAAGTCGCGGACGTCGTTGAACAGTTTCGTCATGACGGTTAGCTCCACAGTTGGCGAAGGATGTCGATGAAGTCGTGCCGGGCTTGCTGGATGCGCGCTTGGTAGGCGTGTTCTCGCTCCCAGTAGTTGTCGTAGATTTCACGAACGGCTGGTGGCGTGGTGATGCGGGCGTTGCGAGAGTCGATCTGTTCGTGGGCGAGGTACACGGCCCGCTTTTCAGGGGTGTCGCACACGTCAGGTGCAGGCTCCGACAACCGCGTGATCAGGTCTTCGTAGACGGGCCGCTGATCCTCGTTGCGTGCGACCGAGTATTCGAGATGGTATTTGAGGCTCGCGCACGCGAGTTCGTTGAAACTAGCATCAAACTCATCCAATA